CCCGCAAATCCGCACGCAGCAGGGATAGGTGCGCACCCAGGCGAGATGGCGCGTGCTTTCTCCGACATGCTGGCGGGCCAGGCGCTGGCGGTTGCGTATGCGCTGCAGGTCGGTATCGACCACCCGGGACTTCCGGCGCTCGCGCCGCTGGGCCCGATCGATGGCGTGGCAGCTCGCGCATCTGGTGACCACCAGCGGTCCGAAGCGCACCTCGGTGTCGTTCCTGTGGCAGATGCGGCAGCGCATCATCCGCAACCCGGCTTGCGCACCACCCGGAACCCCGTCGGGCCCTGTTCCCCGACGCTGTAGCACCCGCTGCCCCAAAGGGCGTGGGCGCGCCCGGCGACGCGCTTGTAGCGTTCGCGCCGCCCGTAGGCGTCCTGTTCCGCCGAGGTGTTTGGCACCACCAGGCTTTCCCCTGGCAGCAGCCGGCGCATGGCGTCGAACACCGCGACCAGCTCGGGGTAGGCCGTCGCGCGGTGCGTCAACGCAGATCGAGCCCGGCATGGGTCTCCCAGTCCGCGTGGACCAGGTCGGCGGTGCAGAGCACCCCCCAGGTGACGATGTTGCGCTCGGCCACCCGGCCTTCGGAGAAGATGTAATGGGTGACCAGGTCGATCTCGGGGTGCGCGTGGCCGAGATAGATGCTGTCGCCCCAGTCGGCGCGCCGGATCAGGCGGCCATTGCCCATCAGGGTCACCGCCTGGCCGATCGTCAGATGGTCGGCGGTCGGATTGGCGAGGATGAGGTCGGGGCCGGGCGGCAGCGACCCCGGCGCGCCGCCGAACCGGTCGCGTCCCGCGCGCAGCGCCATGGTCTGCGCGAACGCCTGCTGAAAGGCCGCGACTTCCTCTGGCGTGGCGTCAGGCACGTGATGGCCGGGTAATCGCTTTTCCATCTCGTCTTCCATGTGTTTTCAGCTGCACGACAGGCGCGGTCCGAGCGGCTTGCCGTAGACCAGGCAGGTATGTTCGACGCACCAGCTGCGGCCGCGCTGGCTGAGCTTCCCGCAATAATGGTCGTTCGGGATCTCTCCCGCTTCCCACATCGGCCAGGCGCACAGCACCGAGCTGCTGAGTTCGAGGATGTCGATCGGCAGGATCGGCATCCGCGGCATCCGCATCGGAAGGCTGTTCGGAGCGCGCTTGCGCTTCGGGGGCGTCACGCCACGGGCGTTGCTCGAATACGGCTTGTGGCCTGGCCGCGCGTCGCCCCAGCCGGTGCAGAGATGGTCGGGGAAGCGCACACGCCGCCGGCGGGTCTCGCGCTCGATCCTGATGCGGCCGGCTTTCTCCAGCCGCTCCAGCGAACGCGACGCGCTCGATCGGCCGCGGTTGCCCGCCAACGCGCCGAGCACCGGGTTGTTCGGCATCGGCGAATGGGCCATGGCGATGCGCCGCAGAATACGTTCGATCTCCAGCATCAACGCCGTGATCGTGTGGCCGGACAGGTCGAGACAGAACTGCGGCGGCGGCTCGCGGCGCAACACGCTCCGCCGCTGGCGGCGTGGGCGCGGCGCACTGAATGGCCACAGCGTGGCAAAACTTAACTGCTGGGCACAGCCGGATCTGCGGCGTGGCGTGCTGGTTATTACCGGATTATTTATCTGGTCGGATGCTTGCGCCAGCAAACGCTGTGTATCCTTCGGGCAGAAACCTCACCTGCCAAACGCTTCTACGAGCGGCCAACGCTACACCGCAAGGCATTTGAATTTCAGGAAGAACGAGATGGCGCCTTGTTCTCCAGGCTCTTCATGCGCGCGCGCTCATAGATGATCTGTATGGCGGGCGGCCAGCGATCGAACACGCGCGACGGCGGAAAGGGGCGTCCGGCGCGCGCATCCTGGATTCCGCGGGTGTAGGCCTGCGCCTCGGTGGGTGTCCTGGGCTCGATGTTTGCCAACTCAGCGATCCGGATCGCGGAACTTGTCGCCCAGCAGGGCGCGCGCCAGGTCGGCGACGTTGTCGGTCTTCACGACACGGTGCGCTTCCTGCGTGCTGGCCGTCGTCTCGGCCTGCTGGCGCTCCTGCTCGCGCTCCGCCACCCGGCTGCGGTAGAAATCGAGCAGCCCTGACGCGCCGTCGGTCAGCCGGTTGAACGCCGAGGCGACGGCGTCGACCATATCGTCGTGGTTGCCGGTCGGAAAGCTGGTGAGTTCGTTAAGGAACATATCGTTCCAGTTCTGGTCCTCGATGATCACCACATGGCCAGCCCCCGCCTGCGCGGCAAACGGTGTCGCCCGGGCCAGCTTGTCGCCGGTCTGCGGCTCGGCCTGGATCTGATAGCCGGCATACATGCGCACGAGATCGGCGGACTGGTCCTTGCCGGCCTGCGACGGCTCGCGCGGGATGGTCTGCTTGCAGGCTTTGCCGTCCGATTTCGCCAGCTCCAGCATGAACATCCGCCATTTGTGCGGATCGACCCGCCAGCGCTGCACATGCTTGATGTACCATTTCCCCATCGACCGGCTGAAGCCGACCTTGGCGGTCGCGGTCCAGTCCGGGTCGCTCTTGATCAGCTGCTCCTCGGTCGCCGCGAGGTCCCAGGCGCGCGACCAGGTGCAATCCGCCGGCGCCTCGCGTTCGATCTTGAACCAGGTGCGCTTGAAGTAGCCGCCCTCGCGTGGCGCCGGGCGCTGCTGCTGCTGGCCGGCGAAGGCATACGGCCCCTGGACCGCGCGAAACTCGTCGATCTCCTGCTGGCGTATCCTGGCCGGCCATAGCAGGCCGCCTTCCTTGCGCGGATCGCGGAACCACCGGTTGGGATGATCGGATTCATAAATCTGCGGCAGGCACAGATAGGTGTAGGGCAACGCCATCTTCTGGCGCAGCACGTGGCCCAGCAGGTCGCTTTCGTGGACGCGCTGCTGGATGATGACGAAGGCGCCGGTCTGCGGATCGTTCAGCCGCGAGGACATCGCCTCGTCCCACCACTCGAGCGTGCCCTCCCGTTTCCTGGTGCTCTCGGCTTCCCTTACGTTGTGCGGATCATCCACGCAATTTGCGACCGTGACCGCGTTACGTGTTATCATGAAGTTATGGTAGCCTGCCACCGACAGGCAGAAGGTTTCGTCAACGTGGCCGACGGACTCGACGAGAACTGGAAACCGATACCGGGTTTCCCCGACTACAGCGTCTCGGACCTGGGGCGCATCCGGAGCCACGCCCGCGTGGTCCAGCGCAGCGGGAGGGCCATGAAGCTCCCCGAGCGGATCATGAAAACGCGGCTCATCAAAGGTTATCCATGGATCGAGGTGCGCCGCGGTGGCAGCTACCACCCGCTGTTCGTCCACCTGGTCGTCATGCTGGCGTTCGTGGGCGAGCCGCCCGACGGTGAAGAGGTCAGACACGGCGACGGGACTCCCGGGAATCCCAGGCTGTCCAACCTCAGCTATGGCACCCGCGCGCAGAACATCGATGATGCCAAACCGCTCGAGACCCCCCCGCGCCTGAGAAAGCGGCCCAAGCCCAAGCCCAAGGCCAGGCGCACGCGCAAGCCCGTGAAAAAGCGGCCCAAGGCCAGGCTCGTGAAAGTGAGGCCCAAGCCCAGGGCCAAGCTCACGCGCAAGCACGCGGTTGCTGTCGCTGAGAGCCAGGAGCGTGCTGGCGTCCTGGCTGCCCGGTTCGGGGTCACACGCGGCACAATCCAGCAAATTCGAAACGGGACCACATGGGGCCCCGTCACCGATCAGGCCAGGCGTTCCGACTACCGGCTGCGCGGCTCGCTGAACCAGAACACCAAGCTCAACGAAGAGCAGGTCATCGCAATTCTTGGGAGCGACGCGAGCGCCCAGGTTTTGGCGAAACGCTACGGCGTCTCGCAGACGGCGATCATCCGCATCCGGCAAGGTCGGAATTGGAAGCATATCGATCGCGCGCAGTTCGTCCGCCCGTCGCCACCCCACCGCGGTCCAGATCCGGTGGTCGGGCGTGCATCGGAAGGATGACCCGTCCGACAGCGTGACGCGCACGATCTCCCGGCCTGGGTTCCTGTGCCACCCCGTGATCGGCCTGAGCGCGGCGGCGCCCGTTTCGGTGTTGCAGGACCACACGTTGATCTCACGCCGCTCGTCGACCAGGCGGCCGATCTCGACGAGGCCGTGTTCGGTCTGGACCAGCTCATCCCAGGGCAGGCAGACGATATCGCCGCCCTCGCCGGTGACCTGCGACTTCACGCTGGTGGATAGCCGGTAGCCACCCGCGTTGTTGTCGAACCGGATCTTGGTGTTCTGGTCCGAGGTGATCCGGAACCTGTCGCCCCACCTTGCCTTGTACCAGGGGCTGTTCATCACCTGCCGGCATTTGCGGCTGTCGCGTATCGCGAGGTTGTGGGCGTAGGAGCTGAACAGGAAGCGCCGCTCGGGCAGGGTGATCCAGTCCCAGGCCGGCCACATCACGGCACAGGCCGTGGATTTCATGCTGCGTGGCGGAATGGCGATCGCGAGGCGGCGGATTTCTCCCCGGCTGACCGCCTCCAGATGCTCGCACACGGCATCGATGTGCCAGTTGTTCAGAAACGCGTTGGTGCCTTCGACGGTGTGCCAGGCGAGCCTGGTGAACGCGCGCAGGCCGCCACGCTCGACCAGGATGCGGTCGATCGCGATCGCCATGTCATGCGGCGCGCTCTGCGCCCGGGCCATGAAGTCGGAATCGGTGAAGGCCACCTGGTCGGCGTCGCTCATTCGGGCGGAAACCGGAAGCGGCTGCGCCGGACGATCTCGGTCTGCATGTCCAGCCGCTTGTGCCGGTTGAGACCCCCGAGGTGGAAACGTCTGCAGATGCGGCAGCGGTAGATCACGACGACGACGTTACGGTCCCACAGGCGCAGGTTGGTCTTCCGGGCACTCTCCCGGTCCTCGTAACGCGCTTTTCCGAGGCAGGATGCCTGGAAATCCTCGCGTGTCGGGGGGCGCTTTGCCATCGGCCCGGACGGCGATCTCCACCGCCTGTGCGGTTTTCAGATTGGCGGGATCGTCACCGTCGGCAGCCCGTATTCGCTGGCGTCCGTGTTGTAGATGGCGAGCAGGGTGACCAGCACCTTGTCGTAGGCCTTGATCTTGGCCGCCACCGAAGCGACCGTCGCACCGGCCTGGGCGCTGGTGCTGCCATAGCCGGCGAGCAGCGACTGCACCGCCGCGGTGCCGAGCTGGACGTTGGCCGACAGGTCACCCGACACCGCGGGGCTGCTGGCGATCGACTGGCCGGCGGCGATCAGCGCCGTGGCGGCGGTGGTGATCACGGCATCGGCGCTGGTGCTGGGCGTGGTCAGGGTCATGTCGACGGCAACCACCAGATTGAGGGTGTTGCCGAGCTGGATCGCATCGGCGCCGAGCTTGGCGGCGGACACGACGGTCTTGCCGCTGGTGGTGACCACCGTGGGCGCGAGGGAGGTCGCGCAGGCGCCAACGGCCAGTGCGGCCGCGAGGGCCAAGGCTGCGGGATACTTGATCATGGGGTTTACCTTTGAGGAGGACGTCCTCCCATAACACAGGTCTCTGTGTTCAACCTACGGTTCTCGGCCCATAGCTTTCAGGCCCATAGCTGTCAGGCATGGACCCGGACGGTGCTGCGGAAGCGGCGGACCATTTCGCGATCCGGGTGGGACGCGAGCAGGTCCTTGAGGATCGGCACGCTCTCCGCGGTCATCAGCTCGCCGTCACAATCGAGGATATACCCGGTCGACCACCGGTTCCGGATCACCTTGGGGGGCAGCCCAACTTCCGCACAGAGCTTGCGCAGATGATGGACCCCCAGCCTGACAATGCGGTCCGGGTTTTCCGGTTCATCGTCCGGGTTCGGATAGAGGGCGCCGATCAGCTGGTTGTTGCTCACCACGGCGCGATTGGCGAGCAGCAACTGCGCCAGGATGGTGGCCCGCTGTGGGCTGAGAATCCGCTCCCCGAGCGGGCCGGTGAGCGTCCTCGCTTCCGGATCGAAGACCAGAGATGCTGTCATGTCACGCGCGCCGTGGCGCGGAAGCGGCGGACGATGTCGCGGTCCGGGTGGGACGCCAGCAGCTCCTGCAGGATGGGCGCGCTCTCTGCGGTCATCAGCTCAGCCGTGCAGGCCACCAGCCAGCCGGTCTTGTAGACGGTGCCGATCACCCCGTCCGCTCCGACCGACGCGAGGTCCTTGCGCAGGTTGGTCAGCAGGACATTGACCAGGGTGTACGAATGCTCGCTCTCACGGTCGGGGTTCGGATACAGCAGGCCGACGATCTGGTCGCGGCTGACCACCCCACCTTTCGCGCGTATCAGGCGCTCCAGGATCCGGCTTTTCTGGTTGCTGAGATGTGCCTCGCCGGTCGGCCCGGTCAACGTTCGCGTGCTCGGGTCGAGGATGATGGCCTTGATCATGTCAGACCCGGTCGGGACGGGGAGCCTGCTTCGGATTGCCGCACGCGTAGCAGGTCACATAGGTCGACAGAGACAGGGAGGCGGCGTGATAGGTCAGCCAGCCGTGGTCCGTGCAGAGCCGGCAGCGAGGTGCCCGCACAGGGTCGCGCTGGACGAAATCGGGGCGGCGATCGCCGTGCTGACGGGAAACATGGTCGAACCCCATAAATTAACCTCCGCTAAGAGGTTATCAACTCCAGGTTCCGATTCGCTGTCTCTACACGTTTCGTGGCATCGCGCTCGAAATCGAATAATTTCATTGCCCGGAACACCTCGGCGGCCTTCCGGCAGGTGCGGATCGTCGCCCGCAGCGCCTCGGCCTCGCGCTCGGCGCGCGTGATCTCCCTCGGCGCCGGGGTGAAGAGATCGCTCAACCCGGATCGGGCCGCTCAACAACCAGCCAGACCGCATGGCCACCGGTGGGCTCGATGTCCTCGTAGTTCACCCGGATGAATGCCAACCCGGCCGATCCGGCGGACTTCACGTAGCCCTGCGCGCCGAACGGTTTCGGTTCGGTCACCACCAACAGGCAGCCACCGAACCACTCCGTGCCCCGGCAGGCGTCGGGATTGATCTGGACGATCTCGCCGATCTGGAGCGGACGGGGTTCCATGTCACACCTTTCCTTGTTGTCCGAAGGTCATCGACGCCTGGATGATGAGGGCCTTGGTCTCGACGGTGGCGTCCGGGGGAAACGCGATCGGGGTGCCGAGTTGGGCAAAATGCAGCTCGATGAACGCGACCACCGCCTTCAGCATCTGGCGGAGCGATTCCTCATCGGCCATGATCTCATTCGTCCTGTTCCCCGTGTTCGGTGTCTTCGCACGGCGTCCGTGGCGGATGGTAGGACCCGCCCATCCGCTTCAGCATGGTCCCGACGACGATCGCCAGCACGAGGATCGCCAGCGGCAGCACGCCAAGAACCAGGAACCAGCCGAGCAGAACCCACACGATTGTCACGCCGGCGTTATCCGCTCTCGTACAGAGCGGCAATCGCCTTTTCTATCGCGGCGTCCGCCTGGCTGACCTCGTAATCCTGCAATCGCCCGTAGCGGTCGAAGACGCCCTCGATGGCTCTTCCAGACACCAGGGCCGACACGATTTCGGCCGACCAGTCGCTGTTGCCGAATGGGCGCTTGGCGCTGAAGGATTCCTGCTCGGTCCAGAGCCGGTGCAGCAGTGCCAGCAGGTAGTGGCGTATCGTCGTCGCGTAGGCGTCGTTTTTGCCCATGGACAGTGCCAGGATCTGCTGGCCGGTCAGCGCGTCAGGCATCGTGCTTGTGCTCCTTGTTGCTGTGCCACAAGGCGCGGTCGTTCCAGCCAAGGCGCCAGCACAGCGACCGGACGCTGCCAACCGGCTCCGGTGCCTGGTCGAAATGGACCCCAGCTGCGTGGGCCTGCCAGCCGGCGAAATGAAAGTCCGCGTCGGGCCGTTCCAGGCCGTTCAGGATGGCGATGTAGCGCACCCCCTCGTCGAGGCTCACGCGCCGTCAGCCGCGGCATGACAGCCCACGATCTCGGTAATTTCGGCGATGCAATCAGCGCAGATACGCCGGTAGCCGGTCTCCGGCGACGATTTCAGGACCGCCCCGGGATCACCGAGAGCCGCCACGCCGCACCACACGCAGGCCAGCAGCGGCTGGGGTGCCGGCGTCTCGCAATGGTCCGGCACATCGATCCATTCGGGCTGGTAATAGGCGCGCGAAGCGTCATACCAGGTGCGCTGCAGCACCGTCTTTCCCGAGGTCTTGGTGCTCAGCTGGTAATTATCGGTCGGCGTCAGACCGCGGCTGGCCGAAGCATCATCAGGCGGCATCATCACCTCCCTCGGTTGCCATCAATGCCGCGTCACCGATATCTCGCCGGCGGCCAACCCGGACGGCGAGGTGTCCCGACGCGGCGGATAGACGAGCACCCCCCTCAGCGCCGCAATGTGCAGCACCGACAGCAACGTGTACTTCGCGTCTTCCGACCAGGCATTGAACGTCTCGCCGTCGAAGCCGTCCGGAGCCAGTTCGGCCAACACCTGCCCGATGCGCTCGATCGCTTGCTCGGCCGAAGCGCATTGCTGGGCCCATTTGGGGAATTTCGCCAGGATCGCATCGTACAGTTTGGGGAACAGCTCGAAGCTCCAATCGTACAGCAGAAACGCCGGCGGCGGCTTTTCGGCCCAGGCGTGGTTCTTCGCGGCCACGAACAGCAGAGTGACCAGCAGCTGTTTCGCGTGCTCCTCGGCCTCGCTGCGTGTTCGAAGCGGCGCGTTGACGGGACTGCCCAAGATGTTGGCAACGCCAGGGGGCACCGTCTTCAACAGTATATCGGAGTGCCACCCGCCGAGCGGTGCGGGATAGATCAGCACTGCGTCGAGGTTGTCCTCAGTCACGTAGGCCAGCATTGCCATGCCGACTGGCGTTCGCGCTTCGAAGCCAACGTTTTCCTTGAGCGCCTCGGCGCGTGCCCATGGCAGCAACTTGCGCAAGCGCCGGCGGCCTTCCTTTATTATGTGGCGCTCGTCTTCAGGCGGCATCGTCGCCTCCGTCGGTGTTGGCTGCAATCGTGACCGAGGCGAATTGCGCGCGCTCGTGCTTCTCCAACGCGGCGGCGTAATCGCGCCCGACTGTTCCGGCACGCAGCAGCGCCTCCGGGGTCACACCTTTTCGGCAGTGCGGGCAGACCGGGATCATCTTGCCGCGCCAGATCGATTCCAGCTCGCGCACGGCACGCAGATGCGGCGCATAGTTCTCGAGATGGCTGTAGTCCCGACACATCCCGTCATAGGTCGACTGGAACAGCGAACCCGATACCGCCAGGGTATGGATGGTCTCGAAAGCCTCCACCTCGCGCTTGCAATCGTCGCAGGTGATGATGCGGTTCCTGACATCGACCACGAACCTGGTGTGGTGGCAGATCGTGGGCACCACGCGCGTCGCCAGGATGTCGGTGAGCCGGACCACGTTCGCGCCGTCGTCGCTCATTGGACGAAGGCCAGCATCCCGATCGCAAACATGATGACCCCCCATTGCAGCATCAGGGCGTAGCGCAGGATCCAGCGCTTCAGCGCCTCAGCGAGGCCCGTCGGGTGCAGCCGCTCACGGGAGACGAACTCGCGCGCGTCATGCCAGCCAAGCAGATAGTAGCGCGACGCGCCCGGCTCTTTTTTGCCGGTGATCCGGAAGCCTTCCCAGCCAGCCTCGTATTCCCAGCGCTCCCACTCTTCCATGATGCCCTGCCACGTCGTTACGACAAGATTATCATACAACCATGTGACGTTCCAGCGTGTGACCACCAACGCTCTGCGATAGAGGGGCGCGTTCCGGGTGCCCGTCGGATCACCCCTCGGTAACTTTATTGCGTGTCTGGCGATTTCTCTCCGGGCTCGATGTCCATTTCCAACCCCGTATGTTTCGGATTGTTGCTCAGGCTGGCGAGCCGCGTCGCAACCTCGTCGATGACCTGCCCGATCTGTTCGTCGCCGGCGAACTCGTCCAGGAAGTCCCCTATCGCTCGCGCCGTCGCCAGCTCGATCGAGACCTTTGGATCGGCCATATGCTCGCGTATCGCGCGCGCAGCTGCTCGCAGGCCGCGGTCGGTATCGCCGTAGGTCGTCATGTCGTCGCCTCCTCTGTCACCTTGCCGTCGATCGTCGGCGCCCGCTTCGGTGCCGGTAGCCTCGAGATGCGCTCGGCGGCGTTGCGCAGCTGCATCAGCGCCTCCTCCGGCATCTCCCGCAGCACCGCCTCCATCGGCTGGGTGAGCACCGGCCCGCTCGCTGCCACCTGGCCGGGCCGCGACAGCACGTCCATCCCGAGCGAGCGCCGCTTCATCGCCACGCCAGACTCGATCAGCTTCGCCGCAGCCGCCACCAGGGTGCCCAGGCTGTCCTTGTCCGGGTTGAGCGACAGCAGCGCCCGCTGGGCATCCCGCCGCTCCTCCGGGTCCGAGGTCCCCAGCACCGCCTGGATGCGGCTCATGATCATCTGGCCGGTGACCCGCATCTCGTCGCCCAGCGCCGCCTGCTCGCGTATCGCGTCGGTGTGGATCGTGGCGAGACTCTTGGCCGTCTTCAGCGCCTCGGCTTCCTCGCGGTCGCGCTGCTGGGAGGCGATCTCGCGACGCTCGGCGATGCTGGGCGCCGGCTCGACCGGGGGTATCGGCGTCTGCGGACCTGGCCGGCGACGCGCAGGGGGGCGGGTATGGGCGTGGTCCGCGCCCCGATCCATGGGGATGGGCTTGGGGGGTGGGGGTGGCTCGCTGTGGTCCGCCCCGTGGTCCGCGTCGTGGTCCGCACCGTGGTCCGCACCGTGGTCCACCATGGCATTGGTGACGAGGGTTGCGGTGATGGCGGAGATTTTCCTGTTCCAGCCTTCCTTGTCGCGTCGCTTGCGTATGGCGCGCTCGGTGATGGAGCCCCAGCGTGTGGCGAGGAAGCGGATCGAGATGGGGGTGGTCTCGTATTCCTCGCGGATTTCGGCCCAGGGGGTATTGCGTTTGGGCTGGAAGCTCATGGGGGGGTCATGTTGACGATGTCCTTGCGGGACATCATGCCGCCGCGCATCGCCGTGTCAGGGAACCCGGCTTTGCCTTTTGGGGGTTCCGGGGGCGGGGGCGGCGCTGCGGGCGCTTTGAATCCGGCCCGGATCATCTTGTCGGCGACCCGTTTGGACCAGTCTTTCATCGCCTCTTCGGTGGTCTTCGGCATGGGGCATCTCCTGGGCGGGGGTTTTATGACGGGGGCGCATCGCCAGCACCTCGTCATGGACCGGGTGCATGACGTCGTCGCGGGCCCCGTTGCAGGCCTGGCAGCAGATGACGAGGTTGCTGAGGGTGTCGCGCCCACCGCGGCTCCGCGGGATGACATGCTCGAACGTGGCGGTGTTGGGCGGCACGCGGTTCCCGATCCGCGGGGTTGGCTGCGGGTCCATGCGGCAGCCGCAATAGCAGCAGCGCCAGTTCTGCTCGCCGGCGAGGTGGTCGCGCAGGTCATTGCTGAGGAACAGGTTCCGCTCACCGCCGCGGGGGGACTTCGCCCGGGCGCTCAGGGACGGGTGCGCGAGGCGCTGGGCGTGGATGGCCCAGGCGCGCTCGATGTCGCGCTGCGTGGCGGGATCACTATTTGCCATGGGCGTCGATCAGCAGGATGGCGCCGGTGGCGACGAGGTCGATGACGCACAGCACCAGGGCCACGAGGGCGATCGCATAGGCGCGGTGACGCGCTCTGGTTGCGGCCTGCAGCGCGTTGGACAGACGCGCGCGCTCCCGGTCGGAGGCGCGGAGCCGATCGGCCAGAACCACTTGCTGGCCGAGCAGACGCCGGCTCAGGGTGTCGAGATCGGCCCGCAGGACCTCTTCCTCGGAGGCGTCCTGCGTTACATCGCCCGCTGGCTCAGTTGACACGGTTCACCATTGCGCTGTGGGCGACCGCTTCCTCGAGCGCCTGGGCAAAGTCGCCAACATAGCTTGGTGCCCCCCTTGCCGAGTACGACTTCAGCCGCTGGGCCAGGTCGCGCGCATCGGCCAGGTTCATTCCGGCGGCCAGATCGTCGACCTGGAGGCAGATGCCCGGCATCGCTTCCGTCGCGCCATCGGGCTGGAACATGACCGCCCGGATGAGGATGTCGGTCTTCCCGTGAGGCATCGCGGTCATCAGCAGGGGCCATACTTCCGCGCCAAACATCTCGACCCTCCCAAAGAAATTATCGGAGCGTCTATCCCGCAGTTCCTGGAAGAGGGAGAACTGTTCCCGCAGAGCGACGGCAAAGCCCTCCAGGAATTCCTTGTTGCGTTTGTTGCCGGCGATGCCGGCCTTCTGCGCCGCGGCCTGGAGCTGCTCGTTGAACGCAGCCATCTCGGATTCCGGCAGCACCAGGGTGCCGGCTGCGATTTCGAACCCGATACCCTCGGCGTAGGCGCCCGCAACCGCCGCCATCGACAAGAAACGACCGACAGCTCCATAGGGTTCGGCGAGCAGCAGTTCGATGAATTCCTGCCGTTCCGCCTTGTGGAAAAACACCCGGCTGGTCTTTTTCGGGCCCTTGCGCCGCGCGGCTCGCCTGGCACCCATCACGCGACCTTGTCGATGCGCGCATCGAGCCGGGCGGCGATGTTGGCGAGCCGCACCTCCAGCTGGGCGATTTCCTCCCGGCGGGGCGCCAGCCGTTCGTCGAGCTCCTTCTTCAGGAGATCGAGATCCTGTCTGAGTTGGGTGATCTCTGCCTGCATCGCCACGTCCTCCGGATTGACGCGCAGCGGCCCGTAGCTGACCTCGCGCATCTGCTCGACCACGAGGCGCGGGACGCCGACCTCCTCGGCCAGGGTCTGGTCGTTCTTGCCTTCGAGATACATGCCACGGGCGTCGTCGAAATGCAGATCCAGCAGCGCGCGGATTTTCATCCGTTCGGCCTGCGTCGGCTTGCGGACATCGACCAGCTTCGGCGGGGCCATCGGGACAACTTTCAGGGCTGGGGGTGAGGCGGCCTTCTTGCGTGGGCCGAGGCAGGCGGGACAGTAGGTCTTGGACTTCTTGTTCGCCCAGGCCTGCCAGCCGCGCCGGGCCATCTTCTTGGCGTAGCCGTGACAGTCCAGCGGCAGGCCGGTGGTCACCCGGCAATCCGAGGTGGCGTCGCAGGACACGCAATGGAACCGCGCCCAGGTCGAACGCAGGCCGTTATGCAGCAGCGAGACCACGGTGAAGCCGGTCGCCTGGTAGTCGTTGGCGCTCACCCTGGCGCCCCCAGCAGCTCGCCCTGCGTCTGCGGCCAGGGCCCGAACAGCTCACGCATCAGGCAGGGTTCGCGGCCTTTGCGTGCCCTGCATCGCTGGGTGAAGCCGTAGAACAGGGCCACCTGCTGGCGGCCGTCATGGGTGTGGCAACGCTTACCGAACCAGTTGCACGCGACCATGGCGTGCGCGTTGCAGGCTCCGCAGGCCATGCGGTCTGCCGGGTCGCTCTGCGCGACCACCCCGCACAGGATGCAGCGGACCATCAGACATACGCCCAGCCAGGCCGTCCGTACCGGATATTGCCGTAGACGCGGCCGACGGGCAGCCCAATGGCGCACGCGGCTGCGGCCGGCGAGGGGAACATCCCGGCCGGCGTGATCACCGGCCTGACCTTTGGGCCGCTTTTCCCCAGCCGTTGATACACTGGGAGCGTCCCGATCTCTTTCTTGCTTGCCAGACGGAAGCCGCTGTTCCGGGTGAGCAACAGGCGGTCGATCCAGTCTCTGGAGCGCTTGTGGCACCGTGCCGCGGCCAGCTTGCTATGAAAAACCCCCATCGGGGTCACTACCGGAATCCACCACCGCGGGGCGCCCCTGTTTGGTGCCGCCGTGGTCTGATCCACCCCTTGACAACCCCGAGCGGTTACCGAGCAACCCCTTGAAATCACAGGTTTCTTCACCATATATGCTATACGGAATCATAATATTATGTGACATCCGAATGTGTTTTGGAAGCGAATTATCGTCGCTTCCCGATCGCCTCGTCCGGTAAGCTATCGGGCCTGAAAAACCGCCAGTCTGCGGTGAAAGGCGATGCCCGAACCCCGACACCCGACACCCGATACACCAAACTCAGAGCGGGTCGGAACCCGGGGTGACGGCTTCACAGAACACGAAACTCACATCATCATGTGAGTCCGGCCTGGAATCAACCAGGCCACTGATGATGAAGGAACCGCAGTGACAGCCATCATTGACGGAATGCCGTACGGCACCGCAATCAAAAACCTGCCGAAGACCACCGTCCGCAAAGGCATCGTCTCGGGTCGACGCGTCCGTGGCGAAGGCATTCGAGGGAGATGCGCGCTGTATGTCGCTACCGGTCGCAAGTATAGCGCAGGCGACGGGTGGGATGTCCCTCAAAGTGATCTTTTCTACTTCTTGGCGCCGCGCGCTTACAACCGCAGCGACTGTCTGAAAACGGCTCGTCATTACAGCAAGCGCTCGGCAACGACGCTCCACTACGGCGACGAGGAGGTGGTCTCGACCACGTATTTCACTGACTTTTAGACAACGAAACCGGCATAGCGCCCGGTCCGGCCTGGAATCAACCAGGCCACTGATGAGGGAACCGCAATGAAAGACATCATTGACGGAAAACTGTACGACACAGACACCGCAACCATGGTCTGCTCGATCCCAGTACCTACCCGGGACGACACCGACTCCGAGTGGTCACAGCTGAGCTTATACAAAAGCCCAAAAGACCAGTATTTTATTGCTGGCGAGGGTGGAAGGTGGGCAATGCAGCTCGGGGACGGCCAGACCAGCCATGGTTCGGTACTTGTGCTCGTCAGCGAGCGCGACGCTCGCGTGATATTCAGGACGCACGGCTTCGCGGAGCACTATGCGCAATACTTCGGCCCCCCAGAGGAGGGCTGAACGAAACGCCCTCGGGCGTCTGGCCGCGGCAATCATGCTGCGGTCGTTGAAAAGGAACCACAATGAAAGCCATCATTGCCGGAAAACTGTACGACACCAAGACCGCAACAGAGATCTGTTCGATTTCAGGCACCACCTACAGCGTGAACGACAATAATTACGAAGACACGAGGTTATACAAAAGCCCCAAAGGTCAGTATTTCCTCGCCGGGGAGGGTGGGCCGAGCAGCCGCTGGGCGAAGAGCTGTGGAGTTGGAGCGTTCAGCGGCGGTTCCGGCTTGGTGCTGGTCACCGAGCAAGAGGCTAGGGAGATCGTCGAGGCGAACGGCAGCCCAGAGGACTACGCGAACTGCTTCGGTACTCCAGAGGAGGGCTGATAGCGAAACACCTTCGGGTGTCCCGCCTCAATCAAGGGGCGACTGAAGAGGGAATTTCAATGGACCCCTACAGACACGAAACGATGGCTGAATTGATCGTTCGCAAGCCCGGACGGCTGAACATTTTTGTCAGCCGTGTTGAGTGCGCGCCTTCTGACGACAGCGTTCCCAGCAAATGGCATAGCGTCTTTGTGCGCTATTCCTACAGCGAGCTGTATCTCCCGGGCGATGAACGGCCGACCCGATACGTCATTCCGACCCTTGGCGATTGGTTTGACCCCCAGGCGATCAACAACGCCGGAAACAAAGGGGGATTTCGCGCAGTGCCCGACGTGGCCGAAATCGAGGCCGCGATCGCCCGTCTGCGGGACGTCTGGGGGCCACTGCACGTCCAGGACCACAGCGGCGTCGTGCCGCACCTGGATCAAGGAGCCTGGCAAGGCTGAACGAAACGCCCTTGGGCGTCTGGCCGCGGCAATCATGCTGCGGTCGTTGAAGAGGAGGATGAAATGAGAAGAAATCCTGCGCTTTTGTCCACCATCGGGGATTACAAGGAGAAAGCCCTGGTGTACTCCGGATGGCAGGTTGGTGATGTCGGCATTCTCGTGAGTGTGGATATCAAAACCAGGCCGACGTCCTGGCGGCTTTACGATACCCCGCCGTTGGAAAATTTGAGCCGCAAGCCACGTGAGCGCGGTTGGTGCGGTTCGACAAACGGCGTCAGCATCACGGCTCACGGGAAAAAGCGGGTCACACGCCTGACGCCGATTTCCTTTGACATCGACGAGGATGGCGTCCAACGCCCCGATTCATTCGTCGCGTGGCTTGAGCCCACTGACGCTGACGCTGACGCTGACGCGAAGCTGCTCGGAGACGAAACCGCTTAGGCGGTCCGGTCTGGAATCAACCAGGCCACTGATGAACGGAGATCTGCTTGGCAGATTTTTACACCGCCTGGATCGAGGAACAGGCGAAGGGCATCGCAGCCGCGATGCGTGACTACGGGCGAAAGGGGATGTTCAACGACGTTGCTGTCTACGTCATCCCCTCCCAGGGCCACGTGCCTGGGCGCCTGGTGGCTTCTCACGATAGGCCCGAAGGTGCCACCGACGTGGTGCGCTTCCCGGGTCACGGAAGCCGCGTGATGACGGTGCCCCATAGCCACCTGCAGTCGCTCCTATGGAACGCCTGCCGCTCGTTCCCGATCCTGCCTGTCTAAAACGAAACCCGCTTCGGTGGGTCCGCCCCAGCAATCATGCTGGCGGCACTGATGATGAACTGGATGTCTACATGGACGCTATCAACGACGAGACCATCGCCCCCCAAATGCGGGGTGATGGCGTCATGCCCTTCGTTGTGACCTACCTGGTCATACCAGCCGTTTGTATCACAGCAGTTCTGACCGCTGTTTACACGCAGAAGGCCTACCAGCACGTTGCGCCAGACCTGGCGACCGTGTGGAAGGATTCGGCAAACTGGGTGGGGAACATCTTCACCCGCAAGCCGACCATCGACATCGACATC